GTCGCCGAAGCCTTCGCCGACCTTGGCGCCGAGCAGCACCTGCTTGCTGGCGCCGTCGCGCTTGGTGACGGTGACGGTTTGGCCGGCGAGGGCCGGGTTCGCGGAGCGGATGGCCCATTGGCCGTTTAGCTTGGAATAGGTGTTCATGGTGGTTCCTCGATTTGTTTGGGGCGGCTTGTTTGCCGCCCCCGGATTGGGGGGGTTAGCCGGCGGCCCGATTGTGCGCGGCGGCTAGATTGCGGGCGGCCCGAAGCGACTTGACCGGCCCGATAACGAGCGCTCCGGGGGACTCTGCGTCCGCTCGCGATTGCGCTTCGGCTTTGGAATAGTCGTTAACCGGGCGAAGATAGAGGCCGTTCCGAACGACGGCGAAAATTAGGAGAGTGCGCATTTTTGGTTCCTCGAAAGGGTCCGCCGCTGCGGCGAACCGGTATGGATTCAAGTGTCAGCGGAGCCCGGAAAAGGAAAGCAGTACTTATCATTTTGCCCGCATGGCGGCTCGACATCGGACGCAGGGCTAGGGGCACCGTTTAAGCGCGTCCTTGGGAGGGGTTTTGACCATCCGCGGCTTGCCTGCCGGGGCAGTGCGTTTCGCCTCTGGACGGGGCGCTAAAACAGGCCGTCCCATGCGCCGCGTGCGCTTGCGCTCCACGTGCGACGGGCGCTTGGCGTCGTAGGAATGTTCCAGCGCGGCCCGGAGCGGCGCCAGCTTCAATCCGAAATCCCGGTACCCCTGCTCGATTGTCTGAAAGTAATATTCGGCCGGCGGATAAATTCCGGTCGAGTTCATGGTGTAGAGCATGATTTCGGTTTCGCCATCGGGCAGATCGTCCAGCTCGACATACTCTTTCGAGTACATGCCGCGATCGGGATAATCCCGGTCGAAGCCCTCATAACGGTCGAGCGCGCGTTCGCACTCTGCCGTGATGCGCCAGAGGCCGCCGGGGCATTGGGAGTCCTCGTCGAAGATCACATCGGCAACGCCGCGGAACACCAAGCGCGTGCTCGGCAGGATCAGCGATTGAAGCGGCTCGGCAGCAGGGCATCGGACGGCCATCCGCCCGACGTGAAGGTTCGATCCATAGGCGAAATAGAGGGTCATGGTTTTGTCTTTCTGTTTTTCGGGGTTTAGCGCGCGGTGGCGGCGGCGCGGCGAGCGCGCAAAAATTCGCGCTCTTCTGCGGTTGCCTCGATCAGCTCGGCGAAGCCATCAAGGGTTGCCGGGACGGCGCCGCTGTTCGGCGCGGGCGCTTGCGCGGTGATGAAATAGCGCTCGCCCCTTTTCGAGTAGGCGATGCCGGCGAGGCGCGCGTGACGCTTTACGGAGATCACCGAAAATCCGAAGCGCTCGCAAATCTCGCGGATGGTCGCGCCTTCCGGGCGCCCGCACATTTCAAGCATCGCGCGAGTCTTGAGCGCGAAGTTGGCGTGGTCGATTGCGATCATCTGGCCAGCGCCGGTTTTGCCGGCCTTGGCCGCCGCGACGAGCCGCAGGCAAACCATGATCCAATTGATTGCCTTGGCCGCGTCCGTGGTCCCGGCATGGTGGCGGAATTCGACGGTCGGCTTGTGGTGCGGAACGATGTTGACCTTGTGATATTTTGCGGCGCCTGCCCCGCTGGCGCGTGCAAGCGCGAACGCCAATTCTTCTTTTGTGCGCGCGGCGTTGACCGCGGCCTGATCGACAAGCGTGACCGAGCGGCAATACTGCGCGCCGTTGCTGCGACGCGACGCCGGCATGATTTCGTCCAGCGCCGATTCGAATCTGCCGTAAAGCTTGATCAGCGACTTGAAAAATTCGACGCCTTCGTTTTGCGCGCCGACGTGGACGTGAAGGCCGCATGTCGCGTTGACGGTGGCGCCCACGCTCGTAAGCGCCGCGCAGATTTTGCGGACCTGCTCAAGGCCGTCGTCGCCCGTGAGAATCGGCGAAACGAATTCGAGGCCGATACCGCCCCGGATGGAGCCATCGGTGGTCGCCTTCCAGCTCCCGGCCGGCGCCGGGTCGTTATAAATTCGGCCGAAATAAACCGGAAGCCCGGCCGCTGCGGAAACCGCCCGCGCGCCCTCGCGTTCGTTAAGCCCGGCAGGGAGAACTATTTCGAATTCCGCGCCGAAAGTGAGATTGGAAATAGAGGGGTGCACGTTTTGCTCCGATGTTTTTGCGACGGCCGTTGCCGACGCCCTCAACATCAGTCAGCGGCGCTAAAAAGAGAAGCCATACTTATCTTTTATTCGACAACCCGATCATGCGGCGCGCGCAGGCGGGACTTCATTTGTTCCCCGCAACGGCGTACGTCATTCGTTCCAACGACAAAGGAGCCGGAAATGGCCAGCGAACCGGAGGCCGGCAGCGTCACGGCCGAGCAGGCGCGGCTTCTGTTGATGCTCGACAGCGCCGCGGAATTGAAGCGCCTGGAACGTGACGGCGCGGTCGCGCAGATCGCGCCAGGGCGCTATTGGCTTAAGGACCTCGTGCAAGGCTACATCCGGTTTATGCGCGAGCACCGCCACGATACTGAAACGAATGTGCTGGCTGCGTGCTGGGGACTGAGCCAGCAAAGGATAAGCCAGCTCGCGAATATGGGATGGATCAAGCCGCTCGCCGGCATGAAGGGCAAATACAATTGGATCGAGGCATGCAGCGGCTTCGTCCGCTTTCTGCGCGACGAGGACAGGCGGTCGACGAAGTCAGCGGCGGACTCCCGCATGCGCGACGCCAAGGCGCACGACATCGAGGTTCGCACCAAGCAGCGGCTCAACCGCCTCGTGCCGATCGAAATATACGATGAAATGATCGACAGCATGGCCGGCGTGGTAAGAAGCGAGTTCGCCGGGCTCGCCGCGACATGCACGCGCGACCTGACGATGCGCCGGATCATCGAGCGGGAAGTGAATGCAAGACTACGTCGGATCGCAGAACACGCAATGGCACAGGCCCTACGCTTGGAGGCGCTGGGCGGCGCTGATCATGCCATCGGAGCCGACCGAGCCGGACCTGTGGGCAGCGGCAAACCGGACCTACCCGCCAACGGCGGCGGTGCCGGGGCCGCGTGATCCGCTGCTCACGCCCTATGTGATCGAGCCTGAGCGCGTCATCGCCAGCGGCGTCTACAAGCGCGTCGTGCTGGTGATGGGGGCGCAGAGCGGAAAATCGGAAGCGATGCTCGACGTCGCCGGCCAGCGGCTCGACCAGCGGCCAGGGCCGATCCTGTACGTCGGCCCCAACAAGCAATTCCTCACCGAGCAGTTCGAGCCGCGCGTCATGGCGCTGCTCGACGAGGCGCCGTCGCTGATGGCCAAGGTCGCGCGCGGCAAGCGCATGACCAAGACCCGCAAGATCGTGGCCGGCGTGCCGTTCCGCCTCGCGCATTCGGGCTCGTCGACAGCGCTCAAGTCAGATCCCGCGGTGCTCGCCCTGGTCGACGAGTATGACGAAATGCGGGACAACGTAAACAATCAGGGCGGGCCGCTCGGGCTGGTCGAGCGCCGCGGCGACACCTACGCGGATTTCTGTTGCGTCGTCACATCGACGCCGAAGCGCGGCCGGGTCGGCGCCGTCAAGGACGACGTTTCGGGGCTCTTCTTTTGGGGCGTCGCAGTGAGCGAGGACATCGAAAGCCCGATCTGGCAGCTCTGGCAGCAAGGCACCCGGCATCATTGGTGCTGGCCGTGCCCGCATTGCGGCGACTATTTCGTGCCGCGCTTCAACCTGTTGCGCTTCCCCCTCAAGGCATCGCCGCTCGAGTCCGCGCGCCAGACTTTCCTCGAATGTCCGCATTGCGGCGGCGTGATTGGGGATCAGCACAAGGCCGACATGAACGCGCGCGGCCGCTATGCGGCGCCGGGGCAGAACGTCGACAAGACCGGCGTCGTCCACGGCTTTCCGCCCGAAAGCAAGGCGGTGTCGTTTTGGGTTTCCGGGCTCGCATCGCCGTTCGTCACCTTCGGGGAGCGCGTCGCGGTCCTGGTCGAGGCCCAGCAGTCGGGCGACGACGCCATGGTGCAGCAGGCCATCAATGCGGGCTTCGGCGAGCTGTATTCGCCGGGCGGCGGCGAGGTGCCCGAATGGATGGAGATCAAGGAGAAATCGAGGCAGGCCACGTACCAGCGCGGCGAGGTGCCGGCAGACGTCATGTATCTGACGCTGGCTTGCGACGTGCAGCGGCATTCCATTCCATGGGTGCTGCGCGGCTGGGGCGCGCGCGCGACATCATGGCTGATCGACTACGGCTATCTGCGCGGCGACACCGCCGACGAGGACATCTGGAACGCGCTCGGCGATCTCGTCTCGGCGCCGGTCGGCGGCTTGGCGATCAGGCTCGCATTCGTCGACTCGGGCTTCCGGCCCGGGAAAACAGACACGCTGCCGCTGAATCGCGTCTACGAATTCTGCCGGCGGTTCATGCGCCGGGTGCGCCCCACCAAGGGATCGAGCGCGCCGATGCGCACGCCATTGTTGCTTAGCAAGATCGAGGTCAGCCGAAAGGACGGGCGGGCGGCGAAGTTCGGGCTCGACCTCGTGCGGCTCGACACCGATCACTGGAAA